CAGAAGAGTTTTGTAAGGATAGGATGATAGAATTCAAAGTCATCACAGAAGAGGAGTTGTTTAACTGATGGCGGAAGGTTTTGGTAAGTACGTAGGAACAGGAACTGTAAGAACCAAAGAACTTTTTCGGAGAATTGAAAGAGAAGGTGTCTCCGATCCTGAAGATATTATGCTAATCATTATGGATATTTTTAAGGAAGAAGTCTTATATCCAGAACCAGGAAAGTTTTATACCTTTCTTTACAATCCAAAAACACCAGAGATTGAGTACGACCAACATCCATTGATTGCTTGTACTTCCTTAGAGAAATGGGGGTTCAAAGGTATGAATTTTCATTGGAGACAATCAAGACAATACACCTGGGAAGAAGTTGCAGGAAAACTTCATGTTGTAAAGTACAATGAGTTAGATGAATTAATTTCATTGCAGTATGGAAAATTCCGTCTAAATAAATAAAAACTCCTTATCAATGTCTCATACTCTACAAATAATTGAGATACTTAATCCTCTTGTAAGTAAGGAGGAGTTCTGATGGCGGGAACTTATGGGGCGGCAGGATTAAATCCATATACTATACCAGGTGTTAGTGGAACTTTATCCAACGAAGTAAATGCAACAACCGGAGTAACTCAAGTTTATAAAGGAAATATAATAGGTAATCAACAAAGTCTTGGTACGTATGATCCCAAAACTAAAAAATTTACACCACAAAAAGATGCTCTAGGAAGTATAATTCCAACAGATGCCGAAATAAAAGCATTATCTAGTCCAGAAGGAACAAAAATAATTACAAATGCATCTATACAAACATCTCAAAAAGCAGGAGCTCCGAACGCACAACAATTATTATCTCCAAATTCTGCATCAACTCCACCAGGTCCGGATGCACCGGCAGGAAACCCTCCAGCAGCACCTTCATTACCGAGTCCAGGAGAGCAACCTCAAACAGCAGAACTTACAAATATAGATGTTGCGGGAGGTAGAGGAAGTTCTGGATTGAGATATCCAAAATTGATGAAAACAGATCAGGATAAAATCAAATTTCAAGCGTGTAAAATAAGCAGAAGTTCATCAAGTATTACAAGTAGTCCCAAATATGACCCTGTAGATGGTCCAGTTTTTTTGGCAATACAATCACCAATCAGCGACCAAAACTCTGTGGATTGGGGCCCTGATAGTGTAAGTGCTATTGATGCTAAAATTTATGATAAATCATTGGAACTTATACAAAAAGGAGATTTTACAAAAACAATTCAAGGAACAGCAGAAGAAATAACTAAATTTGGATTAGGAAACACTGCATTAATTCAAAAATTCCTTGCAGGGCAAGCAGCCGGTCTTAACAACGTCCTTGCACGAACTGATAATGTAGTTCTAAATCCAAACCTTGAACTTCTTTTTCAGGGGCCCCAATTAAGACCATTTTCATTTCAATTTAAAATGTCTGCAAGAAGTCAACCAGAAGCAGATGAAATAAAAGCAATTATCAAATATTTTAAATATCATATGGCGGTTCGTAAAGAAACTGGTCTCTTTTTAAGAGCACCTCACGTTTTTACTATTCAATATATGAAAGGAGAAACTGAAAATCATCCAGGAATAAATCTAATCAGTCCATCAGATACCGAAAAAGCATGTGCCCTTACAAACTGTTCTGTTGATTATACACCTTTAGGTTCTTATGCAACCTATGAAGATGGAACTATGGTTGCGTATACTTTATCACTTCAATTCCAAGAACTTACTCCAATATATGATACTGATTATGCAGAAGGACCAGCAGCATCACATCCAATAGGTTACTAAAATGACTAAACCATATTTTAGACAAGTTCCTAACTTTGAATATGTCTCCAGAAATCCAGGAGACAAATATATCTCCGAATATATTCCTGTAAAAAATCTTTTTAAGCGTGGAAAATTAAGAGAAGATATCTTTGCTAATCTCCAATTCTTTGAGAAGTATTCAATTATTGGTGATGAAAGACCTGATAATGTTGCTTATAAGTTTTATGATGATGAGACTTTAGATTGGGTAGTTCTTCTCTCCAATAACATTCTGAACATTCAATCAGAATGGCCAATGACTCAAAGAACTTTTGATAAGGTTATGTTAGAAAAGTATGGTTCTTATGAAGAATTATATTCTGGTATTCATCATTATGAGACAGAAGAAATTAATAACTCATTAGGAATTCCTGTATTAAAATCAGGGATTAGAATTAATCCAACTTGGAAGACCAATGGAAATTTTATAGAAATTGATTCTTCTAAAATCGGTACAATTTTTTCTGGAGATACTATTACACCTTCAACTACGGTAACAGTTTATTCAGAAAGACCAATTAAAAATCTTGAAGAGGGAAAACAAATTGTTATTGCAAACGTAGCAGAAAATGAATACAATGGACAACACATTGTATCTGAAATTATTGTAAATTCCGATGATGGGGTAATTGCATTTAAATACGAACTTAGTTCCATACCAAATATAGCATTCCCAACATTAGCAGATCCAAAAAAAGAAGAGATTTTATTTACAATTCCAGAGACATCCACTATTGCTGGAACTTCTTATTATTATGAATACTGGGATGCTGGTCTTGGATATTCTACTTTAGTTCCTTCAAGTTCTTTCATAAAACCAATAACAAATTATGAGTATGAATTAAATCTTGAAGAAGCAAAAAGAAATATCTATGTTCTTAAACCAAGATACTTAAATGTAATCTTTAATGATATGGACGATATTATGCCATATAAAAAAGGTTCTCAGCAGTATGTCTCTGAGAACCTTAAGCGTGGTGATAATATTAGACTTTACGAATAATCACTCTTCAGCCAACTTTTGGAAGTATGAGAGTGCATCGTCCTCATCATCGTCAGAAGAAGTTGTAACGTTAGGAAGTGAAGGAGACTTAGAACGATTATAAGATTGTTCCAGTTCTTCCATTACTTTAGTCTCACGACTTACGGGAGCACTATAAGATTCATATTCATCTTCTTGCTCAACCACTGCACGAGACTGTGTGGGAGTGGTTGTTCCACCAAGTCCAAGAACCATATTCATCCGACGCTCAAGTTCTTCATAGGTCTTGAATTGGTCAGGAGCAGTTACTGCAGATAGAGAATACTCTTTCTTCCAGAGTGCTTCCAGAGCATCATCATCATCCAGTAGAGGTGCTACACGATCAAACTCAGACTTATCATAATTCCAGTAACCATCCTTCTTTACGATCTTGATCTTGAAGTTAGCACCCTGCCAGAAATCAAAAGGATTGATTGGATCTTCATCATCAAACTCAGGTTGCATAGCATTCAAAATCTTATCAAAGATCTTCTTACCATACTTGAACAGGAAAACCTTACCTTCGTTTTGAGGATTTGCAGGATCCTTCACAACATAGATGTTGGAGTAATAAGACAGTTTACGCTTTTGCTTACGAACAGTTTCCTTATCTTTTTCATTACCACTATTCCAGAGACCGCGATTGTATTCCGAAACGGGATCTTTTTGTCCAATAGTCGTAAGTGAATTTTCAATATACCATCCACCATTTCCTTGGAAAGCATGGGAATACATCTTTACCCAAGGAACTTCTTCACCATCAGGAGCAGGAAGGAACCGAATAGTTGCAGAACCTACACCCGTTTTATCCATCTCTGGTTTCCAGAGACGCTCATCAGCACCACCAGAAGTAGTGCTCATCTTCTCTACTTGCTTTACCAGTTTCTCAGTCAGAGAACCAAGAGAAGATTGCTTTTTAAGATTTGCAAAATTAGACATTTGTACCTCGTATTTGTTGGGATTTGGCCTTTGTGTACTTCTTTATTCTACAGGTCGGAACCTGTTTTGTCAATTTGTTCTTTCATCACCTCAAGCATTTTAGTCATATTATTAAAGATAATGTTCATATCAACATTCGCAGGAAGACCCATCAGTTGAGCAGAATCAGCAATTCTTTGCTTCATCTCTTGTGCTTCAGGATCATCAGACAAACTCAATCTAGTATAAAGAATTTGTTGTTTATTCAGAAGTCTTTCAAGAAGATCAACGTGTCTCACTTTATCATCTTTAGTCATAGAAGGAAATTGGAATACACTTCCATAAATTTCCTCTTGCAATTCCGAAATTTCAGTCATCTCTGCACGGACAACTTCTGAAC